GAACAATATTCCTCTCTTTAAGACAGACTTATGCGGAGCAAGGACGAAATGGACAACTATATTCTGAAATATTACCAGCAGATAAGAGATGGCTCGGTGATCGTTGGTAAGTGGATAAGTTTGATTATGTCCTATCTTGTCGAGGGGATGGAGAACGGATCTTTTCGGTTTTCCCAGAAGAAAGCAGACAAGGCGATCAAGTGGATCGAGGCGAACTGTCACCACACAGAGGGAAAACTCGCGCCGAAGAAGCTGAAGCTGGAAGATTGGCAGAAAGCAATCATCTCGGCAATCTTCGGGATCGTGGATGCTGACGATCTGCGACAGTTTCGTGAGATCGTTTGGATCGAGGCACGAAAGAACGGGAAAAGCCTCATTGCTTCCGCTATTGCTGAGTATGCTCTGTTTGCTGATGGTGAGTATGGTGCGCGAGGCTTCTGTGTTGCTCCAAAGCTGGATCAAGCTGACATCATATACAACACATTCTGGCAGTCAGTTTCGTTAGAGCCAAAGCTGAAGGCAATCACGAAACACAGAAAGTCGGACATCTACATTGCAGATACAAATTCGTCGCTGAAGAAAATAGCGTTCAACGCAAAGAAGTCAGACGGTTTTAATCCATCCATCTGTATCTGTGATGAGTTTGCATCTTGGCCGCCAGAGATGGGGCTGAAGCAGTATGAGGTCATGAAGAGCGCCATGGGTGCAAGGGAACAGCCGATCATGTTGGCGATCAGCACCGCAGGCTATGTAAATGATGGAATCTATGACGAGTTGGTAAAAAGATCGACTCGTTTTCTGTTGGGAGACTCAAAAGAACAGAGGCTTCTTCCGTTTCTCTACATGATCGACGATATAGAGAAGTGGAATGATATCAATGAACTGCGGAAGAGCAACCCGAATCTGGGCGTGTCAGTTAAGGTCGATTACTTGCTGGAAGAGATTGCGATCGCAGAGGGTTCGCTTTCGAAGCGCAGTGAGTTTATCTGTAAATACGCAAACCTCAAGCAAAACAGCTCGATCGCATGGCTGGACACCCAGACAGTCAACAAAACGGCGTGCGAGCATTTGGATCTGGAAGATTTCCGAGACTGCTATTGTGTTGTTGGCGTTGACCTATCGCAGACTGTCGATCTGACTGCGGTCACTGTAGTCATTGAAAAGAAGGGCATCCTTTATGTAATTGCTCAATTCTTTATGCCTTCAGAGAGGATCGAAGAAGCCACAGCTAGGGACGGGCTTCCATATGGCGCTTATGTTCAGCGCGGACTGCTTACGCCCTGCGGTGATAACTTTGTCGATTACAAGGCTGTATTCAGCTACATAACGGGACTGGTTGAAAACTATGGGATGTTGCCGCTGAAGATCGGATATGACCGTTATTCGTCGGTTTATCTGGTGCAGGATCTCGAAGCATACGGCTGTCAATGCGACAGCGTTTTTCAGGGCGAGAATCTTTCCGGAGTGATCGACGAGGCCGAGGGGCTGATGAAAGACGGCAAAATCAAGATCGGTGACAACGATCTTTTAAAAATGCATTTGCTCAACTCAGCGCTGAAACGAAACGCTGAGACAAACCGAAAGAAGCTTATTAAAGTAAACCAAGCACTGCACATAGACGGCACGGCGGCACTGCTTGACGCTCTGACAGTGCGGCAGAAATGGCACGCTGACATAGGGGCGCAGCTGGCGAACGAGGAGGCATAAATGGGTCTTTTTGATTGGATATTTAAAAAGGAGAATGTGGATGTCGCCAAATCGTACGACGGCTACTTCCACACGCTCACGGCTTACAAGCCACATTTCACGACATGGAATGGCAAACTGTACGAGGTCGATCTGGTGCGTGCGGCAATCGATGCCAGGGCGAGGAACTTCTCCAAGTTAAAGGTTGAGATCATGGGCGCGGCACGCCCTACGCTCCAGACACGGCTGAGGCTTCGCCCTAATTCATGGACAACATGGAGCAAGTTTCTTTATCGTGTCAGCACGATATTAGATATGCATAACACATGCGTGATCGTTCCCGTATACGACGATGATCTGAACACGGTCGGCTATGCTCCAGTGCTTCCGAACCGGTGCGATATTGTGCAGGTCGACGGAGTGCCTTTCCTGCGGTACGAATTTGCTCACCATCAGCGTGCGGCGACGTATCTCAGTGAATGCGCAATCCTTACGAAGTTTCAATACAAATCAGATTTCTTTGGCGAAGACAATCACGCTTTAGATCCGACGCTTCAGCTGAGTCATTTGAATAACCAGAGCGTTGAAGAAGCTGTCCGGAACGGGGCGACATACAGATTCATGGCAAGGGTGAACAACTTCGCCAAAACAGAAGATATTAAGAAAGAGCGCGCGAGATTCTCAGAAATGAATTTAAGAAGTGACGAGGAAAACGGTGGTCTTCTTTTATTCCCTAACACCTACGCAGACATTCGGCAGATCGATCAGAAGGCATACACAGTCCCGAAGGAAGAACTGGAAGAGATCAGGACATCCGTTTATGACTACTTCGCAGTCAACGAGGACATCCTGCAATCGAAGGCATTCGGCGACTCATGGGCGGCGTTCTATGAGTCAGTGATCGAACCGCTGTCGATCATGTTTTCGGAAGAAATGACGAATGCAATCTTCTCCGATCGGGAGCGTGCGCAGGGTTCTTTACTGATGGCAACATCAAACAGACTTCAGTACATGACCACGACCGAGAAGTTGAATGTCAGCTCTCAGATGGCAGACAGAGGAATCATGAACCGCGACGAGATCCGTGAGATCTGGAACCTGCCGCCGTTACCGGACGGGCAGGGGCAGGCTTACACGATCAGAGGTGAATATATGACGATTGACGAAGAAGGCAACTTTACAAGGGGAGACGGCAATGAGTGACATCGAAAAGATTATGAAAAAGATAGAAGACGGCAGGCAATTCCGCCGCAACGATTTACACCCAGAGTTTCGGGCATTTGAGTCCGAGACTGGTGACATGATCGTTGAAGGACACGCCACAACATTCGACGAGGAATATCTGCTCGGTGAGTTCCGTGATGATTTCAGCGGCTATACATTCAAATTCACGGAAGTAATCGACAGACATGCTTTTGACAACTGCGATATGTCGGACGTGATTTTCCTTTACGATCATTGCGGTCGAGTGTTCGCAAGAAACAGAAACAACACGCTCATCGTCGAACCGGATGAGTTTGGTCTGAAGGCTCGGGCAAATCTCGCAACAGCATCCGAAGGCGCTGGCCTGTTCCATGACATCAAAGCGGGACTCGTCGATCGGATGTCTATGCAGTTTACTGTCGAGAGCGACCAGAAGGTCGAAACCAGAGACGACGAAGCTAAAGTCATCTCACAGAAACGGATTATCAAATCCATAGCAAAACTTTACGACGTCTCTGCCGTCGGCATTCCTGCCAATGACGGCACTGACATATCTGCTCGCAATTACTGCGACGGAGTGATCGCGGAATTTAAGGCGGAGCGACTGAAAGAGCAGAAACTTACCGAAGCCCGTGAACGGCTGAAACTCAAAATCAAATTGGAGGAGTTAAATCATGGAAATTAAAGACATGACCATGGAACAGGTTGAATCCCGTATGGCTGAGATTAAGGAACAGATTGACAACGCCGAGAACGTTGCCAAACTGAATGCCGAGGTTGACGCACTGATCGAACGGCGTGAAAGCCTGAAGGCACAGGCAGCTGAAAAAAGGGCGCTGCTTGAAAAGGTCGCGACAACAAATGTCGAACCGATCGCAAAAATCGAGGAGAGAACAGAAATGAACGAAGAAATCAGAAACAAAGTTTATGACGCTCTTGCTGAATCCATCAAAGGCAGAGCCACTCCCGAACAGCGCGCACTGCTGACAACTGACGCGTCTGGTGTCGTTGCGCTGTCCGAGATCGTTGACGATTACATCTGGACTGACTGGGACAAGTCCCCGATCCTTTCCCGTCTGAGAAAGGTCAACATCGCAGGAAACTACAAGGTCGGCTATGAGGCATCCGCAACAGGCGCAGTTAAGCACACTGAAGGTGCGGCGGCTCCGACTGAAGAGACTCTCGTACTGAACTATATCGACTTTGTTGCTCAGTACTTCAAGAAGTGGATCACGGTATCCGACAGAGTCATGGCACTCAAGGGCAGAGTATTCCTTGACTATCTGTATGACGAATTCGGTCATCAGCTCGCCAAGGCTCTGGAAGACGCTACTGTTGCAGAGATTGAAGCATCCACACTGACAGCACAGGTTACGAATCCGCTGGATTCCACAGCCACAGTCGCAGGTCTTGCGGCAATTTCTGATGAGGCTACGAATCCCGTCATCATCACCAACAAAACAATCTGGGCGGCAATCCGTAACGAAAGAACAACAGCAGGCTCTCGCATTGAAGATCCGTTCGAAGGTCTTGAAGTGCTGTTTAACAGAACAGCCACAGGTCTGATCGTTGTAGATCTGGACGGCGTTGTTGCTAACTTCCCTGAAGGCGAAGAATTCAAGTTCATCGTTGACGAAACATCCCTCGCCGAGAAGGACATGATCAAGATCGTCGGTAAGATCCTCGCCGCTATCCATCTCGTTCGTCCGCATGGTGCGGCGCTCGTTAAAGCGGCATGAAGATCAAGCTGACAAAAGACACAACCCTCACGATCAAAGCAGGGCAGACGGTCGACGTTGATGACAAACAGGCCGCCAAGCTGATCCAGATGGGGCGTGCCGAGGAAGCAAAAAAGAAGAAATAGAAGGAGAGCGGAGCATGTTATCAGAGAAAGCACTGAATAAGGTAAAAACTGCGCTGAGAATTACGGCGGAAGACTTTGACGGGGAAATCTCGGATTTAATGTGTTCCGCCCTTGCTGATTTAGGGATTGCAGGCGTGAACGGCGAGGACGCTGTCATCACTAATCCACTGATTCGCACGGCTGTCATTACTTACTGCAAAATGCATTTTGGAGAACCGGACGAGTTTGAGCGGCTTAAAGCGTCCTATGACGAGCAGAAGGCTCAGCTGTCTATGGCGACGGGGTTCACAGTATGGACAGATCATGCGTGATTTATCTGGTGTCTGAGACATGGACGAAGGACGATCTGGGCGTGATGAGGTCAACACAGACCAGACGGAAGGCTTTCGCCAATGTCACATCAGTAACGGCTTCGGAATGGTTCGAAGGAGGCAGGAACGGACTCAATCCAGAACTGCGCTTTCGGATGTTCGCACCGGAATACCATGGCGAGGAGATCCTTGAGTACAAGGGCGAGAAGTATGCGATTTATCGCACTTATGTGGCTCGTGATGATCTGATCGAACTGTACACAGAAAGGCGGAAAGGGAGAGAATGAGCATTCAATCGGGATCAACTGTTATTAACTCAAACAAATTCGCTCTTGCATGCCGTAATCTGCTCGGTGAGTGGTCTGCTGAAGTATGGCACGCAACTAACATCTGCGTGACAGAGACAGCCGACTGGGCGGTCGAACAGCTGCATAACGCAGGCGACTTCGGCGGGAAAAAATACCGTAAATCTTGGACTCAAAAGACAGTCACATCAGTGGCTTCGTCACTGGCGACAGTGTATACGAAGAAGCCATATTATCGGATTTCTCATCTGCTTGAATTTGGGCATGCGAAGAAAGGCGGCGGGCGAACGACTGCCTTTAATTTCATCGCGCCGATCAATGACAGACTGCCAGAAGAATTCGAAAAGAGATTCCGCCAGATGCTCGGGAGGGTATGATGACATTGGAAGAAATAAAGCGACTGATTGAATCGATTGGCCTTCCCTTTACCTATTATTCTTTTCCGGAGAAAGAAGCACCGGCTCTGCCGTATGTGCTTTTTTATTTTCCCGCATCTGACAATTTCGGCGCTGACGATCGTGTGTATCAGAAGATATCAGCATTAAATATCGAGCTTTATACGAAGGAGAAATCCTTCGTTTATGAGGATCAGGTCGAAGCGATCCTCGACAATGCAAATCTCTACTGGGAGAAGTCCGAAAGCTTCCTCAGCTCAGAGAACATGTACGAAGTACTTTATCAAACGGAGGTCATTATTAATGGCGAATAAAATCAAATATGGTCTGCGCAACTGCTATTACGCAGTAGCAACCGATGACGGAGCTGGCAATCTGACATACGGCACTCCGGTCAGACTTCCGGGCGCTGTTAATCTCAGCATGGAGGCACAGGGCGAAACAACGCCGTTCTATGCTGACGATATCATCTACTTCCAGTCCACAGCTAACAGCGGATACAGCGGCACTCTTGAACTGGCACTGCTTCCGGACGCTTTCCGCACGGATGTGCTGGGCGAAGTTACGTCCACTAATGGGCTGACGGTTGAGAAGGCAAGCGCTCCGACGGTTGAATTTGCTCTGCTGTTTGAGTTTCAGGGCGACGAGAAAGCAACTCGTCACGAATTCCTCAGATGCACCGCAAGCAGACCGGCGGTTAATGGTGCAACCAAGGAGGCGAGCATCGCACCGCAGACAGAAACTATCAATATCACAGCAATGCCGAGGATCAGCGATGAGGTCATTAAAGCATCCTGTCCGAAATCCGACACAGGTGCATACCCCACTTGGTTCACGGCTGTGACAGAACCGACATTCTTATAAGGAGGGAAAGATGGAGAAGAACATTCTGATTGACGGCAGAGAGGTGCCGTTTAAGGCAACTGCCGCCACTATTCGGATCTATCGGCAGACATTTCAGAGAGACATTCTGAACGATATGGAACGGCTCCAGAAGGAGGCTTCCGATGGTCGCATGACTGCGGAGGCTCTGGAGATGTTCGAGAACATGGCGTATGTCATGGCACGGCAGGCAGATCCGACAATCCCATCGACAGCGGACGAGTGGCTCGATCAGTTTGGAATGTTCGACATCTATCAGATCCTTCCGGAAATCGTGGCACTCTGGGGAGTCTCGACAACGACACTCTCGGAGAGCAAAAAAAAAGCACTCAGACAGACCGGCCTTTAACGGTCGGTCTGTTCTTGCTGCGTTGCGTACAGATGGGCATTCCGATGTCAGATCTTGATGAGCTTGATTACGGAATGGTTGTCGACATGATGAAGGAAGCTGGCAATGACAGCGCAGAATGGTCACAGATTGCCACACAGGAAGACTTTGACAGATTCTAGGGGGGATTATGGCAGGGAGCAGAATCAAAGGCATTACGCTGGAAATTGATGGTAATACCACCAAACTGACCGACTCTTTGAAGAAGGTCGACTCATCCCTTCGGGATACTCAAACACAATTAAGAGACGTAAACAAACTGCTGAAGCTTGATCCGTCTAACGTTGATCTTCTCAGACAAAAACAAAAGCTGTTGAAGACAGCGGTCGAAGACACCAAGAAGAGGCAGGAGGAATTAAAGAAGGCTCTTGAAGAGAGCCAGAAAGCCGGTTCCACTGAGCAGAACCAGAAAGAGCAGGACGCACTCCAAAGGGAGATCATCGAGACGACTCTGAAACTCGAAGATCTTGAGAAACAATACGGGAAATGCAGTCCCGTTCTTGAGTCGATTTCAGCGAAGACGGGCGAACTGTCCGAGAAAACGAGAGGACTTTCGACAGCTGCGGGAGTTGCCGCAACAGGCATGCTTGGCATGGCGTACAATGCCGCAACAACGGCGGACGATCTGCTCACAATGAGCAATGTCACGGGCTTCTCGGTCGAGGAACTCCAGAAATTGCAGTATGCCTCTGGCTTTGTGGATGTTTCATACGAAACAATGACGGGAAGCATCCAGAAGCTGACCAAGCAGATGGGGAGCGGAAACGCCGCATTTGAGAAACTTGGTGTCCAGATCAGAAACTCGGACGGCTCGATGCGGTCAGCGAAGGATGTCTGGTACGATGCCATCAAAGCACTCGGCGAAATCTCTAACGAAACCGAAAGAGATCAGCTTTCCATGGAACTGTTCGGCAAATCCGCCATGGATATGGCAGGAATTGTCGATGACGGTGGCGAGAGCCTCAGACAGTTGGGCGAAGATGCGCAAGCCACTGGCAACATCCTTTCTGGCGAAGCAGTCGAGAAGGCTGTGGCATTCAACGACCAGATGGACGAATTAAAAGGGAAAGCCACAATGGCATTCATGGAAGCCGGTGCATCACTTGCGGATACTCTGGTGCCGGCACTTGAGAAACTGGTGGAAGTGGTCACCGGTGTGCTTTCGTGGTTCGGCAATCTCGACGGCGGCACACAGACGCTAATCCTGTCGGTCCTTGGACTTGTGGCGGCGATCAGTCCAGTGCTTGGCTTGATCAGTACGCTCACGGGATTGGCGGCGGCGCTGAATGTGGCAATGTTGCCGATGATCGGAACGATTGCGCTAATTGTGGGTGCGATTGCGGCAGTGATTGCAATCGGTGTGGCTCTCTGGAAGAACTGGGACACCATCGTGGCAAAATGCACAGAGTTCAGTGCTAACGTGCAGGAAAAATTTGAACAGATCAGATCATCCATCAGCAACAAGGTTGAAGCGGCAAAAACAAAAGTTTCTGATGTGTTTGAAAACATCAGAAAAACCATCAAGGACAAGATCGACGCCGCGAAGGAAGCGGTAAGCGGGGCAATCGAAAAGATCAAGGGGTTTTTCAATTTCTCTTGGAGCCTGCCAAAATTGAAGATGCCTCACTTCTCTGTGACTGGGTCATTTTCGCTAAACCCGCCCAGCGTTCCACATTTTGGGATCGACTGGTATGCGAAAGCCATGAACACGCCGATCCTTCTGGACGGTGCAACGATCTTCGGAGCCATGAACGGAAGACTGTTGGGCGGCGGAGAAACAGGGCAGGAAGTCATCATGTCAAGGGATCACTATGACCGCATGAACGGCGTGAACGTCACCGTCAACGCTTATTTTAACGGTGGGTACAACACGAAAGACGGCGCGGCGCTTGCTCGCCAGATCAATCGCGAACTCGGAGGGCTTTATAGATGAGAAAGTTCACAGCAGTCAACGCCGTCGGCGAGTCTTTCGACCTGATGCGAAAGGACGCGTTTTTTTACGCGCCTAAAGGCCTAGGCGTTGAGTACGCAAACACTTACATGCTCGCGGGATCTGCTTACATTGCGACCAAGCGAGACGTGGCGCAGGGGTCAATTTCTGGGAGAATGATTTTCTCAAGCTACTCAGCATATACGGAATTCGCTCGGTTTGCATCAAAACAGCCGATTCAGTTTAAATACAAACCGAGTGAGACAACATACACGATCGACGCGCTTATCGGCGAATTGTCCAAAGAAGAAATCAGCTACAGATCGAACCGATTGGAGTGTGATCTGGTTCTCGACTGTCTGTCTCTCTGGTACATCACAAAGCCAGGCGTGTGGTCATCGGCGCCCGAAGCGACCGGAGGGAAAGTGTATGACTTCGGATATACCTACACTTATTCGGGCGGGGTGAGCAATCAAATCAGGCTGCAAAACAATTCGCTGCTTGATTCGCCGTTGCGTCTTTCAATTTTTGGGACAGCTTATAACCCGACGTGGCGGGTGCTGGTTAACGGCAATACAGTGGCATCCGGAAGCGTTACCGCAACAATTCAGAACGGCAACAAGATGGTGCTTAATTCTGTCGACAGCGATCTCGAAATTGCTGAATACACAACAGCCGATGCTTTCGTCCGAAACCTTTACCAAGACACTGATTTTTCAGAATCAACATTTGTGTATGTGCCGCCCGGAAGCAGTCTGCTTGTACTGACCTCATCAGACAGCGGTGACCTTTTGGCGTGCGCGGAGGTAATCGAGCTTTATGAAGCGGTATAGGGTCGAAGTGTTTAACCACGAGTTCGTGCTTGTCGCTCACGCTGTCGCTGGAGACGTTGATGTCAGATTTGACTATTTGACATTGGACGACACTCTGATCGTGGTACCGTCCGAAATAATTGTCTCGCGCATGGATTACATCAGATTGAAGATCGACAGCGAGGCGGTTTATACAGGGATAGTGACGGATTATGAGTATCAAGACGGAACCACCACACTCAAATGCCAGCCACTCATGATGCTGATGGACGTGCAGGTTTATCTGGACAGGCGGACATTGCGCACGACAGCGTTGGAGCAGATCATTGCCACGAAGCTAGGCAGTGTATACTCAAACTCTGACGCTTATCAGAAGCTCACAGGCTTTCAAACGATCGTGTCTGGGTCGACGGTTGGCGCATCGCTCATGGGAACCGACAATTTAGTCAACCTTTACGACGTAGCGCACGAAGCACTTCGGAAGTATTCAATCATCTGCTTCTGGCGGCTTGACGTCATGAATAAGACGATAACCTGCGAAGTACGACATGTCACAGGTGACGCCACAAAACTGGACATGTCTCTTGCACTTGATTACCACATCCAGATTCAGGCAATCAGCACCTCTTATAACAAGATCAAATATTACAACGCTGACAATCCTGCTCAGAGTATCACCTACTTCATGCACCCAGACGGTACGGTTGACAGCACTAACGCCAACCGCATCACCCCAGTCGTTTACTGTGAGAGGATTGAGGCGGAGCAGGAACTTGACGGCGTTACGATGACGTGGCAGGAGGTCGCTCTCGGCAACGCCAAGAGTACCATGATCAACAGCTCTCATGATAACGAAATAAGCGTGACTATGCGGAGCGACTCCAAGCTCGTGCCGATCGGGTCGATCGGAGACACCTATCAGCTGATCGATAGGGGCGGGGTGGTCTACACATCGATATTGACTGGGTACCGGAGCGACGACACAACAGTCGTCACTCTTTTGTTTGGAATGATCCGGACAGAATTGACCGCGATATTGCGGATGGAGAAACGGAAATGAGACTTATCAGAAACACAGGTTCAACTGTCACAGCTGCAGACGATGGGCGAATCATTAAAAACGCGCTCGGCGATGGGCTGTTTGAAAGTGTAGAGTTCACAATCTCAAACGGGCAGATCAACATCCCCGCATTCAAGGGGGTGCTGTCTGGGCGTGATTTCACGTTTGACGCTCAGTCACTCGTGCCGACACTGCCCACCACATCGACACCAGTCACGGGACAGATCATCGTCCGGATTGACTTGTCTAGTGAAACCCCGCTCAGCCTCATTACGGTACTTGACCCGTACGAACTGGCTTCCGACGACTTAAATGAGTCGGGCGTGGTTTGTGAGATGAGAATTGGCACTTACACCGCATCACCCAGTGGCGTCATTTCGGTCACATCGGCGGTCAACAATGTCATCAACATTGCAGAGAAAGTCAACAGCGGACTCACATCGATTAATAACTTAATCAACACAGTCGCACCTATTGCCGCGCATAATGTCACATACGCACGTGGAAACGATGGCGAAGGTATTTACTTGCAGGGCGGCGGAACGACAATCATCGGCGGAGGCGAAGCGGCTCAGAAGATCATCGACGGGAATGTTGGAGGCGCACAGGCAGGCATGGCTGAGAATGTGCATCTCGCAGCCGATGACAAGATTTATTTTCACACGAACTGCCAGACCACTCGCAGAGAGGTCAATATTGACACAAGCGGAAATTTAAATTTGTTAGCCGGTGGCATCAATGCGAAAGGTGCAATCAAATCAGACGGCAGGACTGTCTTCCCAATCACGTATAAAGATGTCGAATTCAACGCTCATACCGCAACATGGAGAGCGTCATCTGGCATTTATTACGCAGAGCTTGCAGTTACAGGATGGTTCTGGATTTATGGGGTCTCATACACCGGAGTATGGGGTGGCTTACCTGCGTTAATTGTTCCGTACATCGCATCGACGAACACAATCGGATTTATGTCGACCACCAACAGCTTTCCAAGCACTGCCGCTAGAGTGACGGTCAGAATCATGGGAACAAGACTTGAAGGTGACTGATCATGTTTGACTCACCTCAGGCTTTCTATGATGCAACGATTGGCAAGTCGATCAATACGGACGGGTATTACGGGGCGCAGTGTTGGGACTTGTTCGATTTCTACTGCACGAAGCAGGGCGTGACATGCTCACGTTACTGCGCTCTGACTGGCTACGCAGGGGACTTGTACAAACTCCGCTATAAATATGGTTATGAGAAGTTTTTCGATTTCTTTTATCCGAAAAACGCTAAAAGAGGAGACTGGTATTTTTCAGATCATCACGTGGCAATGGTGTGGGATGTGTACGATGACGGCACGGCGCTCCTTCTTGGGCAGAACCAAGGGGGAGTAAAGAAGGTCACTCTCAAGCAGTACAAACTATCCGATGCGCTCGGCATGATGCGCTGGAGGGGATGGATGAACGGATGGCAGAAAGAAAATAACAAATGGTATTTCCTTGTCGACGGCAAGAAGGTCACCGGATGGAAGAAGATCAACTATAAAAATAAGGATTGCTGGTTCTTCTTTGAACCGGATGGTGTCATGGCAACCGGATGGCGGAGAATCACCTATCAAGGAAAGAAAGAATGGTTCTGGTTTGACTCCGATGGGGTCATGGCAGAGAAGGAACTTCGTTTCATCAAGGATAACTGGTACTACTTCAATAAAGAAGGCGTGATGGTGGTCGGAGAGGTCGAATTGACGTTAGAGTTTGATGACAGCGGCAAGCTGATCGGAGGCAAATGATGGGCTTTTACGATTTCATGGGGCATAAGCCAGAGACTCAGAAGATCATTGACGCACATTCAAAGGATTTTGATTACAACACTGCGAAAGCTTATCTGAAGAAGTGCGGAGGCGTGAAGGCTTACATCAGATCACTCGGAGGAGTTTTTACGAAATACGTGGATTTCAATGGCAAGATCACGACGCAGGAACAGTTAACGGAAATCGGCGATTATGTCACTGGACTCTATGATATATGGGGAACCGATTACTCAAACGGATGTAATTATGACTTTGAGGAGAATCGTTATAAGGCATATTGCGGATGTGTTGGTGCTTTCTATCCGAATCATGAGCCTAAGGCACGCTTCAACATGAATTACGCTGTGCATGGCTTTGCTAATGGGGACTGGTTGCCGACTATCGAGGAGCAACTGGAGAGCGGATACGCAGTCGTTAATTGTGCGCAGGGCGTGGTGCAGATCTTGAAGAAGTGCGGACTCGTTCCTAAGAGTTTCCCAGATCCTGCGTATAAGCCTCAGTATTATCTGGATCATGGATATGGTTATAAACTCATCAAGAGCATGAAAGACCTGCGAGTCGGTGATGTTCTTCTTCTGGCTCACGGGTCTATTCCGAATCGGTCATCGATCACTCGGCTGAGTAACTGGGAATCGTGGCTTTTCCATACGACGATCGTGGCGGAAAAGACCGCTGATTACATAATCACGTATGACACAGGGCACGCCTATACCTACTACGGGCAGGTCAGAAATAAGCGCAAGCTGAGCCAGTCACCATACGAATGGTGCGATGACTGGATTGCGATCCGTCTGGATGTCACAGCCAACTTGCAGAAGGACGGCTATTGGAAGATGGTCAACGGGAAATGGCAGTACATCAAGGCAGGCAAGCCCGTCAAAGGGTGGGCTAAACTGCCGTGGTCTGAAGGTGAAGATTGGTTTTACTTTGACACAAACGGAAACATGCTGACCGGATGGCAGACATTGAAGTGGAGCAAAGGCACGAACAAATTCTATTTTGCTTCCTCTGGTGCAATGGTCACGGGATGGCAGAAGATCGACGGCAAGTGGTACTATTTTGAGTCTTCCGGTGCGATGGTCACAGGTCTCAGACAGCTGAAATGGAAGGGCGAATGGAATTATTATCTCTTCGATCAGAACGGCGTGATGCTCAAGGGCAAGCATAAAGTTAAAGTGAAATTCGGCATCAATGGCATGGAAGGAGGACACGTATGAACAAGGAATATTGGAAAAAATGGTGGAAAGCGGCTCTGGTGAGGGCTTTGCGCACGATGGCTCAAGTGGCGTGCGGTTCATTCACTGTGGATGCGGCGTTCTTTGAGGTCGATTGGCGCCGTGTTGTTTCAGTTGCTATTGTATCTGGAATTTATTCGCTGCTTACATCTGTTTCGGGTCTGCCAGAAGTGGAGGAAGCACATGACACCGAATGACACGGTCAGCATCGCCCTCGTGTTGTCCGTGGCTTCTCTTGTGTGTACGCTGATCAGCACCTATGGCGGATCACGCAAACGGCAGAAAGAAGAGATGGAGGCTGAAATTGAAAGACGCGCTGATTTGAAAGAGGAATTCGTTAAGGTGAATTTTAAACTCGATGCTTTCTGTGGAAGACTGGATGAGCTGGTCAAACGCTACGATAAAACAGATCAGCGCTTGGAAGATCACGAGAAGCGCATCAGCGCTCTGGAGAAGAAAGATGCTTAATGTTACAGAAGTGACTTTCTGCGGTTTGCAGAAGGTTTTTATTGATGGGCTTTATCAGTGGGATTACGGGCAGTATTTAACCTTCCCCGATCTGAGCTTACCGGACACATATGAAACACATTTCGCCCAGGGTGATGAAACCTGCACCGTGATCGGCGGATCGGACGGTGTCCGCATTCCTGATGCCTATTTGCAGAATGCGGAGCAGATCACAGCCTACATCTATCTGCATGAAGGCGCTGATGACGGTGAGACTGAGTATGTGGTCGGCATCCCTGTTTTAGCCAGACCAGAGCCTTCCGAAGGCACACCGACACCGGTCCAGCAGGACGCAATCACGCAGGCCATTGCCGCACTCAACAGCGCAGTGAATGAGGCTGATCAGTACGCCACCAACGCTGACATCAGCGCACAGGATGCTGAACAGTCAGCAAGGGAAGCGGCGCAGTCGGCACAGGATGCAGCTGAGTCGGCTGCGTCGATTGATACGTCAAGTTTTGCGACGAAAGAGGATTACGCAAACACCTTGCATCTGACTGCTCAGACGTTGAACGAATTGCAGAAGAATAAAGCAAGGAACAATATTGATGTGCCGTCTAAAATAGAACTCCAAAGCATGGGCGGAACCCTCACCAATATGATCAACAGCCTGTCAAGCAATACGGTTCATCTTGACACTCAAACCTTAACTGATGCTCAGAAAGAACAGGCACGCACCAACATTGATGTGCCGTCACAGGCACGGCTTCACGAAGTCGCAACCAGTCTTTCCAACGGTCTGACATCGTTGCAAAATAACACAGTTCATCTGAATGATGCCCAGACCTTGACCGAAGACCAGAAAGCACAGGCACGGCAGAACATCGGAGCCATCACAGCATCAGAAGTACCTGTCCAGTCAGTCAACGGTCAGACAGGAGCAGTCACGCTCCCGACAGCCACAACATCCGCAAACGGACTCATGTCCTCACAGGACAAATCCCGTCTTGACGATTTATACGCAGATTATTCGAGTGCCATGACGGCACTGGGGGTGTAAATGGCACAGCCTTTAACAGATGCGATTAACGCTTTAACGAGGTACGCAAACGAGACAACAGGGCAGTCTGATACCACGTTGAGTGATGCCGTTGAAACACTGGTATAAGGATACGGACAGGGCGGTGGCTCGGTGAGTCAGGATGCAGAAGGGTATATTGTTCTTCCTGTTGATGGGGGGAGCAACAATGCCGTTTGAATTGCTTGAAGAGATTACGCTTACTGAAGCGGTCAGGGCGGTGAATTTCGATACATCGCAGTGGGCAGATTACGATTTCCTCGTTTGCTTTTGTGATGTGACAATCCAAGGCGGTGACTGGATTTATGTTGTAGGAAACGGTACGACTGGCGGTAGTTACACTGGTAGCGTCAAAAGCTATAACACGGTTCTGTGGGGGTGGCTTAGCAAAGCGATTGACGGAAATACGGCAATCTTTATGAGAGCAGGTACTGGAGCGTGGAATGCAACGAAAGTTGCAACTTTATCAAATGTGTATGTCTATCTGTACACAACAAGCAAGACGTTTGATGTTGGCTCTAAATTCAAAGTATACGGAGCGAAATATGCAGACATGTAAGGAGGCATCATGAGTGATTTAACAATATTTGGAAAAACATTCACGGATGTAAAAGGCATCAAAGCCACAGACACAGATGGTAATGAGGTGGTGTATGGGAATCCAGATTATCTTGAGATGAATTTAAAGGGAGAGCCGTTTGATTATTCCAACGATAATCTAACATCAGTAGCAAGTTATGCACTTTATCGTTCAAATGTGCGAAGTGTCAATTTTCCGAATTTATCATCCATTAAAGGCTACGCTTTTGCTGAATGCACAAATCTAACTTCCGTCGAATCCGAAACCATTATCACTGAAGTGGGAGCAAGGGCATTTTATGATTGTTCAAATCTTGTTGATTTCCCATTTGAAAATCTGTCTGCGGCATTAAATGACCGACAGTTTTACAACACAGCAATCACTCGGATATACGCACCAAGGATGTCGGCAGTCGGAGCGTTTGGAAGCAATCAATTCAATGAAAATAGAAACCTTGTTACGGCACGGTTTCCGAATGCAACAAGTGCGTCACGAACTTCTTTCCTTGCAAGTAACCCTGTGCTGAAACTCGCTGATCTTGGAAAATGTACCAACCTCGGAACATCTGGCGCAATGTTTGGCGGTTGCCCGCTGTTGGAAGTGCTGATTCTCAGAAAAGATAACGGTGTGACGGTAGTACGCACAAATGAATTTGGTGCGGTAACAAATCCTGTCACGGTATATGTGCCAACCGCCCAGAAAGCGAACTATGAAGCGAATGCGAACTGGGCATCGTTAGTCACGAACAGCAAGGTTGTATTTGCGGATTTGGAAGGTAGTCCATACGAATCAATAGACTTTGATGATTCAGCATTTTTTGAATAAATAAAGGAGACAAATCATGTACTATTTAACAGAATTACAGACAAGACCAGACGGCATCGTCAACGCTACTTTACAGGCAAGGTCATCCCTTGCTACAGGACTGGCTTTCTTTTATCAGCGGGCGGCTGTGGCGGTGACTACTACGGACTTCACAGCGGTGGCACTCACGTTACAGGATCAGCGTGGCAAGGTCATCAAGAACGAATTGTTCCAGACGCAGTATGTGCCACCTGTGCCGGAGGAAGAAGACACTGTGCTGGAAAATGAACAGCTTGAAACCCAGTATTCAGCGGAATAGTGCTATAATGTATCCATAGAAAATCGTGGCTTTCCCGTATCCTAGTGGGAAGAGCCGAAGCCGTACGCTAGGGGTGCGGAATCCAGAGCGAGGAGATATAACGGTTTGCACTCGCAAGGCAGACGTGCCTTTGCCGTCACTTCGGTGGCGGTTTTTTTATTTTGCCGTGATACCGCAGTGATACCGAAACATTGAAAAGGCATGATTTTGACTGACTGTTTATGCATAAAAAAGCTGATCTATGGTACACTATGCAACGCATTGCAAGGGTCTCATAGTATCAGCTATAATATGCAAATCCTTTATTTAAGCACTTTTTGAGGGCTGTGATACCGTCATGATACCGTTTATCATGGATACCATTTCGTCATCGGCTTTCTGGAGTAAATGGGCGTATGTCTTTAACGTCTGGTTGATTGAACTGTGACCGAGATATTTAGACACTGCGACTATATTAGCGCCGTTTCCAATCAGATTCGTCGCAAAGGAGTGCCGGAGGTCGTGGATGCGTATGGCAGGAAGTCCTGCCTTGGCTGTGAACAGGCGGAAATAGTACTGGAGCGTCGTGGTAGGAACAGGGAAGACCAATTCCTCATCATTTTCTAATGACGCTAAAACGGGCTTTAAAATGGCGCTGAGAGAGGGAGCAAGAGTCAGCACACGATCTGATCCTTCGGTCTTGGTGCCACGCACATGGACGGTGCTGTCTTTGAAGTCAGCTTTCCGCAGACTCAGAGCCTCAGACTTACGCACTCCAGTGTAATAGATGAAGGCGAACAGCACATAGAAGAGAGGCTGATCCGCCACAGCAAGGAACTGGCTGAACTGTTCCGGGGACCATACCGACGGCGGACGGGGCGGCTGCTTGACTCTCT